GATGAAGACCGTATCACCGATTTATGACAAGTCCTATGTAGCAAAGTGGATATTCCAGGTCATGGGCCTGGAGATAGACGAGGCATGGCAGTTTATCGAAGAGCTGCGCCTTCAGGCATTCCCAGAGACGGCCACATGGGGAATAACATACTGGGAGCAACGATATAATATCCCACCTGACGAAAGCCTATCCATTGAGGAACGCAGGCAGCGAGTAATTATAAAACGAGGGAAGCGCTCACCGATGAATCCGGCAAGAATTGAACGGATTGTAAGGGATGTAACAGGAAGAGAGGCCACAGTAACCGAAGAAAACGGGACATACACCTTTCATATTTCCGTTTTGCCAGGAGAGTCAATGGTGGACTACCAGGAGCTGATAAACACCGTAAAAAGCGTCAAACCTTCGCATCTTTCATTTTCAGTGCTTTTTCAGACCGAAGTATCAATGACAATCCGGGTAGATAACCAGGCATATGCATTCGAATATCCACTCGCAGGAACCATCCCGGATATTAACACGGTCGGAGGCATAGAACACGGCTCAATATTACCGAGCATTACAGCAAAAGGCTCGGTTTTTGATTATCAGCTTTGTGGTGAAGCAGAGCGCGACCTATAGAAAGGAGGAAAGCCATGGGATTGTTAACAGCTGCAGCGATTGAAGGATATAAGGAGTATACCAGGAAAACAATCGCATATGCCAGATACAAAGCAGGCGGCAATTATTACAAAGCTAAAATTTCTTCTGTTTCCGTCCTTCCGGATGGCAGGCTGGCGGTCGATTTTTTAATTGACCACACGGTACCAGGGGATATCAATGTGACGGAGGTTCAACTTTACGACACAAACAATAACCTCTGGCTTTCAAAACCGGAGAGCCTGGTCCGAAAGGATGCGCAAGAAGGGATTTTATACAGGTTCACATTCATAATCCAGGAAGGGTAGGTGAAAAGCGTGCATAATCAAACCGAATGGAAAGATCATGTGACCCAGTTTCCGAACCGAAGGATCATAACAGATAATGGCGATGGAACGGTCACAGTAGAAAAGGCCCAGGGAGAAGTAATCCAACAGGGAACCCCTCAAAGCGCTACCAATTTCAATAACATGGAGAACGGGATCCAGGAAAGCCATACGGCCTTTCAGGTATTCCTGCATTACTTCATCCAGTTTGAACGATGGATTAGGCAGAAGGTGGCGGATTTCGCGGCCGAGTTTCTCAATGAAATTCAAACCGTCACCCTGACAAACACGAAGAAATTCCCGTTCAATGACAGTGCCTACACCGTGAGTTTAGTGACTACCAGGAAGACCCTAAACTACGATGTGAGCTGGGAGGTAGTAAGCGCAAACGGTAATGTCGGAGACATTACCGTTTTTGACAAGCAGCTGAACGGTTTTAAGATTGCCTTTGATGGCAGCGCTACAAGCGTAACATTGAAATTAAGGATTAAAGGAGGAATGCTCGTATGAAGGTAATTGAAAAAAACGAAGGCCCCAAAATTGCCTATGAAGAAAACGGAACAAAAGTAGCTTTTGGAGACGATGAGCTCACCATTAATGTTGCTAAATACCAAAGGGACTGGCCAGTGCATATTGACATCTGCAGCAATAGGGACAAGCAGCTGGTAATAGGCACAGGAGAAGGCCTGTACTATGTAGCACAGCTTGATATCCCTGAAATCAAATACACTGAACCGGAAAGCGAAGAGGAAACACCAGAGCCTCTGCCAATAAACATGGACGAGGTTACTTTGACGCTCTGGAGCCTTGAACATCCGGTACCAGCAGAAATGTAAAGGAGGACTGGCAGATGGCTAATTTTGATTTGGTAAATTTAGCACTCAAAGCAACATGCCCAGGCAATGAAATCATCCTGGATGATAAAGGACTACCCAGTGTAATGGTGCGCATTCCTAAATTCAAGATTAAGGACGTTATCGACGGCGGGAGCGACAGCGTACACCCCGCTTTTATTGTGAATGGCGTCGAAGTTCCAGAAATTTATATTTCAAAATTTCAGAACGTGATCCACAACGGCAGAGCTTACAGTTTGCCAGGAGAGGATCCAAGGACAAGTGTTACATTTGACACTGCAAGACAGGCATGCGAAGCAAAAGGCCGAGGCTGGCACCTTATGACTCATGCGGAATGGGCGGCAATAGCTTTGTGGTGCCGAAAAAATAATCTTATGCCAAAAGGAAATAACAACTATGGCAAAGACCACAGTGAGACCACATATATAGCAATTCCAAACCCGAATCACCAGGATGAGGGAAGGACATCGAGGGTACTAACCGGCACAGGACCGGTTACATGGAGTCATAATGGAGAAGTAACGGGAATATGGGATTTGAACGGAAACGTATGGGAATGGTGCGGTGGCTACCGTACATTAGGTGGAGAAATTCACATCCTACCAAACAATAATGCGGCAGATCCAAATAATAGCCAATCAGCTTCAAGCGAGCTCTGGAGAGCTATTCTGGAAAATGGATCTCTTGTAGACCCAAATACAGACGGAACCTTGAAATGGGACTTTGTAGATGGCAAAATCACACTTTGCAAGACTATAACCAATCAAGCGGATGCATCAAGAAGCACAGAATTCAAAAACCTTGCAGTAGCTCCAGAAGTGTCCACAGTTCCGGAAATTCTTAAAGCGCTCGCACTTTTCCCAGCAGATAACGGCGATCATGGCGGAGATTACTTCTACATGAACAACGGAGCAGGACTTGAAAGGCTCGCGTCTCGCGGCGGCCACTGGATCCGCGGTGCCGGCGCCGGTGTCTTCTGCCTGGGCGGCGGCGACTCCCGTTCGGCCTCCACCCCGTACATCGGGTTCCGCTCCGCTTTTATTCCGGGAATCTGATATCTGAAACCCTGAATATCTGGTTTAGGGAGCCGCAAGGCTCCCTTCTGATTTATTATCACGGAGGGATTGAATGGAAGAGCTGAAGATACTGCAGAAAACTTATGACATGATCAAATACGGAAACCAGTGCCTTCTGCAATTCCCAAGAGCAGAGCGATATGCACTCGCCGCGGAGATAAAGCAAAGCATGTATAAAATTTTGAGGCTGATCATCCAAGCAAACAAGCAGCGGAACAAAAGACAGCTTCAGATGGAAATAGATACGGAGCTGGATGTGTTGAGGACCTTTATCAGACTTGCAGCTGATAAGGATACCAAATACCTCCCACTCCGGAAGTATGAGATTTGGAGCAAACAGCTGAATGAAATCGGCAAAATGCTTGGAGGCTGGATAAAGGCCACAAATTAAATAAACACCGGGGATAGGTCGTTAAATCTGAGGAGGCTCGCGTATCGCGGCGGCAACTGGAACAACGGTGCCAGCGCCGGTGTCTTCTACCTGAACGGCAACAACTCCCGTTCGAACTCCAACACGAACATCGGGTTCCGCTCCGCTCTGCCCCCATACGTCAGAAGCCTGGCGCTCAAGTGGCACCAGGACGGTACAGGGGGACAAAGGGATCTATCTCCTTGCCTTTAGAGATAGTGAAGGCAAAAGATTAAATTGCCGGGAAGGCGACCGGTAGGAAACGAAAGCCGTCACGCTCGGCTCATTTGTGTTAATTGGAGGGAAAGCACACTTGGAAACACTACGGAATATTTACCCCATCATTTATGACTTCGAGAACCTCCATGAAGCATATCTAAGTGCCAGAAAAAACAAACGGTACCGAGGCGATGTACTCGAATTTACCGCACACCTTGAAGAAAACCTAATCCAACTACAAAACGAGCTAATATACAAGACATACCAGGTAGGAAGGTACCGTGAGTTTTATGTATTTGAGCCTAAGAAACGGCTTATCATGGCCCTGCAATTCAGGGATCGTGTAGTTCAATGGGCCATATACAGGCACCTGAACCCATGGTTTGATAAGCAATTCATATACGACAGCTATGGATGCCGAGAAGGAAAAGGCACCCACCGTGCGGCGGATCGACTTCAATACTGGATGAGACAAGTAAGCAGGAAGGAGGGACGGTATTATTATTTAAAGCTGGACATTTCAAAGTATTTCTACCGGGTAGATCATGGAGTTTTAATGGACATTCTCCGGAAGAAAATCGAAGACGAGGACCTACTGGACTTACTCAAAAAGATAATCAACTGTGAGCATACAGCATTTGGCCTGCCTGCATTTATGGACCCAGAAGACTGCCCCAGGGAGGAAAGACTTCCGGACAAAGGAATGCCTATCGGTAATTTGACCAGCCAGCTTTTTGCCAATATCTACCTTAACGAGCTGGACCAGTATGCAAAGAGGGAACTGCGGCTGCACTACTACATAAGGTACATGGACGACATCATTATTTTGCACAACGACAAGCAGTATCTCCGAGCAATTAAGGACGACATCGAGAACTTTCTCTGGGATAAATTAAAGCTGAACCTCAATAAAAAGACAGCGATCAGGCCAATAAGTCAAGGCATCGAGTTTGTAGGTTTCCGGATCTTTCCCACCCATCGCAAATTGAAAAAATCCAGCGCAAAGAAAATGAAAGCCAGGCTGAAGTATGTCAGATCCGCATATGAACGCGGCGAAATCGATGAGCAAAGCCTGCGTGCAACGGAGGCATCTTATCTCGGAGTAATGAAACATTTTAACAGCTACGGATTACGCAAGGCTCTGGGATTTGTACTGGAGCAATCAGGCGGGGAAAAGAGGTGAATGACTATCGATGCAAATTGATATGATGGCGATCTTGGCCTTAATGGGAGTTCCGAGTGCTGTAACCGGACTTTGCTTCTGGTCAATCCAGAGGAGCATACAAAAACGGGAAGCAAAAAGAGAGGAAATCGAAAAGGCCAGGGAGAAAAATGAGCTCCTGCTCATTAAGGGAATAGGCGCTGCAATCGCCCTGGGAGAAGCTACAGCCCGCGCAATAAAGGACGGGAAATGTAACGGAGAGCTTACTGCAGCACTGGAATATGCTCAAAAAGTAAAACACGAACAAAAAGACTTCCTAACAGAGCAAGGAGTGAAAAATTTGTATTAGGAGGGGCGATCATGAAGAGACGAGCTAAAGGCAAGAAAAAGATCGCTTTTTCAAAAATCATCTTTGCAGGAGTATCGATAATGACCATTTCAGTGGTCATTTTTTCATGCAAAATGATGTATGTCACTGGCGACCTTTCACCGCTCGC